TTTCATCGGAATCTTTGTCACATTGGACGCAATTCTCTTAGCATAGAGTGTTTCCGACATCTCCAGAGTCACCACAAGCACATGTTTACCCTGTGATGCCATGTTTGCTGCCACATTACCAAGGAAGATACTCTTACCAATGTTGGATTGTCCCGCGAATACATACAGAGCCTTACCAGCTTCCGTGAAACCACCATCCAAAGCTTGATCCAACCATTGCCATTTGGAAGAGATCATAGTCTCATCACTCAAAATGTCCTCAATGATCTTCTCCGTATCCCCATAAAGCTCAATACCCGTATCAACATTGAGATTGATACCCGCAATCTTTTCAAATTTCTCAACAATCTTGGAAGTATCCACTTCTCCTTCCGATATTTCTTCCGCTGACTCCAAAATGGAATGATACATCCCCCGTTCCTTGAGAAATCTTTCCGTATTCTCCCACAATTCATCTTCATTGTGATTGGAATCTATCTCTTTAAAGGACTCGATTAACTTCTTAAAGTTGGTCTTGAGTTCATCTGTAGTGAGGTAGGTCTTAACTTCTGAAAATGTGGGGAGAGATTGTCGCTTATCATAGAAATCCGCGACAATATCAAAATATTTCGCAATATTCTTATCCGTGAAATATTTTGGCTGGACGTAATCTGCGATGGAAGCTAGGTAAGCTCCATTCGTGATCGCGTTCTTTACCAGAACCTTTTCAAAATAATCAAAATCAATTTCACTCATTACCAATTTTCAAAATTATTATAAAAATCCCACCTTTGTTTAGCACGTTTTGGTAAACAATTAGAGCAATATGTAACATTGCGTCGTCCATCTTTGATGTAAGGTTTCGGTAACTGTTCGTTTGATAGTGTTACTGAAAAATCTGCCCTCCCACCACATCGCACACAATCCCAATTCAGTCTAGCTATTCCCATGATATCACCAATATCTGTGATATCAACATTTACCTTTTCCTTCATTTTGGTATTTGTATATAAATCCACTAACTGATCAATTTTTTCTTCTATTTCACTCATATTTTTTCATTTTTTTGGTTCTGTTAGGGTTTTCAACAGGCATTAGAAATCCACACTCATCACACTTCCTCACATAATCCCACCTATAATTAAGTTGAGGTAAGCGCACGGAATGGACTTCCCCAAAAGTTCCGTTACACCATTTAGTCGCGCCGTTACCTTCAACTGTTCGCATGTCTGGATGCCCGTTCATCTCTGTTTCTACCCATCATTATGTGTTAATACCACCCACTTATCCCCATCCTTGATGATACCACATTTTTCTGTCTGTCCTTTGAATTTACCATCCACCATCAACCAATTACATTTCACACCCGCCGAATAAGCAAGCGCAAATCTTTCATCCTCCGTCAAATCTTCCGCTTTTTGCTTGGTTGATACTGATTTAAGATTATCGGAAATCCAATTATTATAAATATTCAACGTGTTTTGAAAGTCATTCTCATTATCCAACTGCCATTTTTTACAAAAATCTGGTGCGTCAGCGGAGAATTGAACTCCGATACCCGCCTTAATAGGGAACCTATTCCTTTCGGACTCCGTGATGTTCTCATCACTCGTTTCGCGCTCTACCATTGAGCTACTGACACTTTGTTCATCAAACATATTGTAAAAATGGTCATTGTCCTTGACATACATCATCTCATAGTGTTCATTAAATTTAATTTTATTTTCCATATTTTTCTAATTCTTTTCTCTTACAAGCATGATGATAACTCTCAAATGTTTCATACGACACATCTGAATCAGGCGTGACCATAATGTGTGTAGCTAACCCCAATTCTAATGAATCGTATGACATGAAACGCCCACAGATATCACATTTAATCGAATTTTTATTTTCCATATGTCTGAATATAATATGACTCCCCAGCTTTCCAATCCTCTGTAAATTCTCTCAGACCGGGAGACTCGTGAGTTATCATAACATCCCCCACCCCGATTTTCAAGCCCTTTTCTAAAATTGATGCGATCATGCAAAGGTCATAAAAATGGAACTTCGATGGACAATCCTCATCAAATCGCACTTTCTCAATCGCTTTCCGATTAAATGCCATGAAAACACCATCAATCATCACTACCCTTTGGGGATAGGAACCAAAGCTGGTCATGTATTTCTTATCAGCGTTCCCATGAGCTACTGCACCATGTAGATTACCACCTTCCCACCCACCACCCATGATGTGCCAGAGCGCGGGAGACTTGATTTCGGCTTGAGAACATCCTGCAACACCGACAATATCAAATTCCTGAAATAGTTTCTCCAGCTTTGGACGGGGATCGTGTTCCAGATGGACATCATCGTGGATGAACATGACGTATTCAAAGTTCTCTTTGATGGCTAGGTCTAGAAATTCGTTGTAAACCTTGGCAAGTCCTTGGCGATTGTTGAATTTTGGGTGTATGAATTCATCCAGATTCAATTCCAATGCTGTTTGGGCTAAGGGAAAGTGCCAATTATTGCCTTTGGTTGCCGTGAAAATGGCGATATTGGATGATACATTAGGATTTTCCATGAATTACCTTAACATGTCTTATCGGGAAGTCAACTTTGTTCTCCCACCTCTAAGCATGTTACTAGGTTCGTAATCCTTGGATGTCATGGCGGCAGTCAAAGGATTATCACTATTCTCATCCCCTGTCCAGACCGGATCAACCCAAACATATTGACCATCATCTCGCATCATCACATTATCTCCATGCAAATCAGGATTTAAATCAGGCAAATCCCTACGGAGCAGATACCATCCTTCCAGCAGATTATAAACAGCTTTTGGTAAAGATTTGACTTTTGAAGATAGCTTCATGAATTGCGTTCTATCTTGTATTAATTTTGGATTTTCTTTCAAATGGAAATATAGCATCAAATTATTATCTATTAACCCCAACACATTAACAGGTGTTGGTTTAAGTCTTTCAATTCTCGCTAAATATTGCTTTGCTTCGTCCTTGTATCGTGTGAATTGCGGGACTACTCTTTGTGGTTTGCCGAAGAATTTGGGGAAGGATGGGTGAGGATTATCGTGAGCATATCTAGCGAATTTTAAGTAAGGATCATCCCAAGAGAAAACTTTTAGAACATACGGCCACTTGGGATGGGAATACACGATACCAAACGAACCGGAACCGATGACCTCCCCCCCTGATGCCTCAAATTCTGCAATAAGTTCATCATAGTCCTTATCTGAATTTTCAGGATTTAACATGAATTCGGTGACAGTATCAAACGCTTCTTTGATTAGGTAAAACTCTGAAAAGGAAATCATGATATTATTTAGTTAAATATCAATATGCTGGAAGATTTGCAACAATTATACGAGGAGATTTTAGAAGAAGGTCGTGTATCAAAACACCAATTTTCAGAAATGACGCTTAAAGAAGCGTATCAAATTTGTTATAATGTTTTCAAACAATTGGGAGAATCCACTGCTGCAACTTTTAATGTGATGAATTACATCTATCAAAATTTGCCAAATTCGATCAAAACACCAGAAGTTGAAGAAGAAAAAAGAAAAAATTTCGGAGCATATTTAAGACCGTTTGTGATTGATCTTGTCAACAATAATATAAAAAATATTGATATCGACGAATTAAAAATGAAAATGGTAGATAAACAAATGATACGAGATTATATTAATCGCCCTCCAACTGGTAGTAGAAGAAAGGGGATAGTCAATCAAATGAATAGACCCCAAAATAAACAATTACCTATTTAACTAAATATAATTATGAGAAATTACGGATTTGATTACTTGGTGGAAAAGGTTCAAGTTTTGTCTGAGATGGCGAAAACTTCCTCAACAAGACCGGAAAAAAATAAAGAGGTTGCAAACTTTATCAATGTGATTCGACCAGAAATTGGAAAAAAACTGTTTGAAAAATGGAAAGTTCCTGCAAATGTTAAGTTGTTGAATGATTATGTAACGGAAGCATTATATGAGAAGATTTTTAAAACAACTTTTCAATATACAAGTGTTAATCAATACATTGCAAAGTTGTGGGAAAAATCTCCTGAATTACAGGATGATTATCTCGATTTCATTGGAACGGGATCAAATGATAGTAATAAACGATCCAAATGGATTATCTCATACTTGGCAAATAAAAAACCCAATCTTGCAACTTCCGAAGAATTCTTCAACCAAGTAACCAGTCCTGAATATATTGAAAAATATAAACAAATACTTGAAGATAGATTAGAATTTAAAAACAGAGCAAAAGGATATGCTACCAGTATTCAAACGAAATATTCCATGTCTGCTAATGATTTTGCAACCATGAAGGGTGAGGTTTGGCCGATTATTACTAAAATCAATAGAAGAAGCAAAACTTTACTACCTCCCGGAACACTACAAACTCTTCGCAACAAAGAGAGAATCGTGATTGACACAAGCAATAAAGCAACTTCCGAAGATTTAAAACCTTTGGATGCGTTTATCGAAACTTTAATAGGCTTACGGGATGATCAAGAATTAGTTGAGTATTACAACGTAGATGTTAAGGGATTGAGTGGGATCATTAAAACTTTGGAAGATAGATTATCA